TTCCCGGTCTGTGACGGACCGATGGCGGCTACCTCCCGTGGCCGCCGACCTCACGCCCTGCCAGTGCCTCCGTGCTGGCGGGGCATTTTTTCGGAGTTATTAAAAATGGCAAAGCCTGCGCCCAAGAAAAAGGGAAAGCCGGGCAGGCCGCCGCACGAGCCAACGGACAAGGACAAGCTGCTGGTTCAGTCGCTGAAGGTCTGCGGCTATACCGACGAGAGCATCGCCGCGGCGCTCGGTATCAGCGCGGACACGCTGGTCAAGAAATACGGGGACAAGCTGGCCAACGGCAAGGCGCGCCTTGATGGCGAGGTGGTCGGCCACCTCATCGACAAAATCCGCAAGGGCGACACTGCCAGCATTCTGTTCTACCTGAAGACGCGCTGCGGCTGGAGCGAAACCAACATCGTGAAGACCGTCAAGGCGCACGAGGACGCCTTGGATGAGCTTGAATGACCGCGAAAAGCGCATCCGGCAGAAGCTTAAGAACGACTTCGTCCACTACGCGCCGCGCTGCCTGAGAATCCGCACGAAAGAGGGCAGGGTCGCGCCGCTGTCGCTGAACAAGGCGCAGCTGTACATCCATGAACGGCTGGAAGCCCAGCGCAAGGAAAAGGGCTATGTGCGTGCGCTGCTCCTGAAGGGGCGGCAGCAGGGCGCATCGACCTACACCGAGGCGCGGTTTTATTGGAAGGTCACGCACCGCAAGGGCGTACGGGCCTTCATCCTGACGCACCTCGACGACGCGACGCAAAACCTGTTCGGCATGGCGAAGCGGTTCCACGAGAACTGCCCCGAGCGAGTGAAGCCCACCACGCGGGCATCGAACGCCAAGGAAATCATCTTCGACCGGCTGGACAGCTCCTACAAGGTGAGCACGGCGGGCTCGAAGGGCGCGGGCCGCTCGGAGACGCTGCAATACTTCCACGGCTCCGAGGTCGCCTACTGGCCGAACGCCGACAGCCACGTCGCCGGTGTCCTGCAGGCGGTACCGCTGCTGCCGGACACGGAAATCATTCTCGAAAGCACCTCTGCCGGCGCGCAGGGGCGGTTTTACGAGATGTGCATGGAGGCGCACCGCGGCCACGGCGATTATCAGCTGGTCTTCGTGCCGTGGTACTGGCAGGACGAATATCGCAAGCCGGTGCCGGAGGGCTTCAAGCCCACGGCTGACGAGCTGTCGCTCAAGCGCGAATTCGGGCTCGACGACGCGCAGCTGGTCTGGCGGCGGGACAAGATTATCGAATTCGGCGGCAACGTCAGCCAGTTCCGGCGTGAGTATCCGTTCACCGTGGCCGAGGCCTTCCAGACGGAAGTGCCGGGCGCGCTGTGGACGCGCGAAACCATCGCCAAGAACCGCAAGGCCCGCGACGGCCTGCCCGCCATGAAGCGCATTGTCGTGGCCATCGACCCGGCTGCGACCTCGAAGGAAAGCTCGGACGAAACCGGCATCATCGTGGCCGGTCTGGGCGAGGACGACCACGGCTATGTGCTGGCTGACCTGTCTGGCCGGTACAAGCCCGCGCAGTGGGCGGCAAAGGCCGTGGCGGCCTATCACGATTACGGCGCCGACCGCATCGTCGGCGAGGTCAACAACGGCGGCGAGATGGTCGAGCACACGGTGCGCACCCACGACGGCGGGGTCGCGTTCAAGGCGGTGCATGCCTCTCGCGGCAAGCGGGCGCGCGCTGAACCTATCGCCGCTTTAACGGAACAAGGACGAGTCCACCATGTCGGGATTTTCGAAAAGCTCGAAGACCAGCTCACCAGCTGGGACGCCACGGGTGACCAACGGTCGCCTGACCGCCTCGACGCGATGGTCTGGTCTCTCACTGAACTCATGCTCGTCCGTGCTTCCGGAGAGCCGCGCATCTGGGGCGTGTGAATAGATGGGTATCGCTGACGCATGGCGCGCCCTCTGGGGCTCGCGGGAAGAAAAGGCAAGCCGCACGGCGCCGATTATGGTGCAGTTCGGTGCGGGTCAGCCGCGGGCCACGCCGCGCGATTACGCGGGCTTCTCGAAAGAGGGCTATCAGCAGAACATCATCGCGTACCGCTGCATCCGGCTTATCGCTCAGAGCGCGGCGGCGGTGCCTTGGCTGCTGTTCAAGGGCGACGACGAAATCGAGACGCATCCGCTGCTGGATCTGCTGGCCAAGCCGAACCCGATGCAGGGCGGTGCGCAGTTCTTCGAGGCGCTCTATGCCTTCTACCTGATTGCCGGCAACGCCTACGTCGAGAACGTCGCGGCAGGCTTGAAACCGAAAGAGCTTTGGACGCTGCGCCCTGACCGCATGAAGGTCATTCCAGGCCAGAACGGCGTGCCCGCTGCCTACCGCTACACCGTGGGCGGCAAGTCCGTCGACTTCGCTGTCGATGCGCTGAACGGCCGCTCCGAGGTGCTGCACGTCAAATCGTTCAACCCGCTCGATGACTGGTACGGCATGAGCCCGCTGGAGGCTGCGGCCTTCAGCATCGACCAGCACAACGAGGCGGGAAAGTGGAACGCCAAGCTGCTGGCGAACTCCGGCCGACCGACAGGGGCGCTGGTCTATGCGCCCACATCGCCGGACACGCCCGGCACGCTGACAGACCAGCAGCGCGCATCGCTGCGCAACGAGCTGGAAACGGCCATTTCCGGTGCTGGCAATGCTGGACGCCCGCTCATCCTCGAAGGCGGGCTCGACTGGAAAGAGATGGCCATGTCCCCCAAGGACATGGACTGGCTGCAGGGCAAGAACCTATCCGCGCAGGAAATCGCGCTTGCGTACCATGTGCCGTCCCAGCTGGTCGGCATTGAGGGCTCGCTGACCTTCGCCAACTTCGAGCAGGCGCGGCTGGCGCTGTACGACGATGCGGTGCTGCCGCTTGTTGACACGATTCGCGACGAGCTGAACCGCTGGCTGGTGCCGCTGTACGGCGAGGGCCTGCGTCTGGATTATGACGTTGACAGCATTGGCGCACTCGAACCGCGTCGCAAGGAAAAGTGGGAGGCGGTCAAGACGGCCGACTTCCTGACCATCAACGAGAAACGCGCTGCGGTCGGATACGAAGACATCGACGGCGGCGACATGCTGCTGGTCAGCGCAGGCGCCATCCCGCTGGACACGGTCAAGGACGTCATCGAAAGCACCGCGGACGAAGCCGATGCCGCGGGCCGTGACGCCTACGGCGACGCGGGGGGCTCTGATGATTCTGACGAAGAACAGCAGGGCTGAACGGGTCAGGCTCTGGCGCGAACAGCACGTCCGGATGCTGCGGCTTGAACCGCGCCTCCGGAAAGAGCTGCTGGACGAGCTGCGCAGCGCGGGACATCAGGCCGTGATGGCGCTGGTGTCTGGCCGGAGCTTCGAGCGCGCGATGGAACACCATGCTGCAAACCTGCAGCAGATTCTGGCGAAGCATTACCGTCGCACGGGTGAGGCCTTCGCGCAGGGCTACATCCGCGAGACGGTCAAACACTTTCCGCTGCGCGAGACCAAGGACGCGCAGAACGAGTTCAGCGAGAACTTTCGCAGGTGGGTTGCGACATGGTCTTTCACCAAGGCCCAACGCATTGCCGGCGTGACGCGCGACAAGGTGCGGCAGGCCGTCATCGAGGGCGAGGCCGAGGGCGAGAACGTCGACCAGATCGCCAAGCGCATAAGAACGGAAACGGGCGGGCTCCTCGGTCGGGCGCGCGCCGTGACGATTGCCCGCACGGAAGTCCATGCCGCTGCGGGCTATGCCACCGAGGCCATCGCTGACAGCCTGAACCTCGGCACGCGGGTGAATGTCTGGGCCTCCACGGAGGACGCACGGACACGCCCGACGCATGCCGATGCTGACGGCCAAGAGCGAGACAAGGGCGACCTGTTCATGGTCGGTGACGCGCTGCTGCGCTTCCCCGGCGACCCGAACGGGCCTGCCGAGGAAGTCATCAACTGCCGCTGCACCCTGCTGCACAAGTATCCGGATTTGGCGTGGATGGACGCCGAGGACGACGAGGAGTAAACGCCATGCCAGAGAACCTTGAAAACACCATGACCGAAATCAAATTCGTCGCCGGTAAGGACGGCGAATTCGAGGGCTATGCCTCGGTCTTTGGCGTGGTCGACAACGTCCGCGACGTGGTCGAGCGGGGCGCGTTCAAGAAGTCCATCGACGCACAGGTGCGCGCAGGCCGTCTGCCGGCGCTGCTGTGGCAGCACGATGCCGCGCAGCCTATCGGCAAGTGGCTGGAGATGCGCGAGGACAGCAAAGGCCTGTTCGTGCGTGGCCAGCTGCTGATGGACGTGCAGAAGGGCCGCGAAGCCTACGCCCTGATGAAAGAGAACGTCGTCACGGGCTTGTCCATCGGGTACCGCACGATTGACAGCGAGCGCGACAGCAAGGGCATCCGTCACCTGAAAGAGGTCGAGCTGCTGGAAGTGTCCATCGTGACCTTCCCCGCGCTGACCGTAGCGCGCACCACGGCCGTCAAGAACGACCGTCCGAAGACGGAAAGAGAATTCGAGGAGTTCCTGCGGGATGCAGGGTTCTCGCGTACCGAAGCCAAGACCATCGTGTCTCACGGCTTCAAAGCACTTCAGCGGGACGCTGACGACACCCTCCACGCGATTGAGGCGCTCACGCTCTCAATCACCCAAGCAACCCAAGCATAAGGAACATTTCCATGCAGTACGGAAAGAACGTGCCCGTCGAGCGCAAAGCTGACGCGGTACAGGACGGTGCATCGCCCGAAGTCAAGACGGCGGTGGACAACCTCGGCAAGGCCTTCACCGAGTTCAAGAAGGCCAACGACGAACGCCTGAAGCAGATCGAAGCCAAAGGCGCGAGCGACGCGGTGACCGAGCAGAAGCTCAAAAACCTCGAAGCCGAACTGGAAAAGGCGCAGAAGTCCCTCGACGATGCGCACAAGAAGCAGGCCGAGCGTATCGACCAGCTGGAAGCCGCTGCAAAGCGTTCCCGCGTGGGCGGTGCTGACGGCGAAGACCTCGACAAGAAGGCGGCAGACTTCAGCCTGCAGGCTGGCGTCGAAGTCAACGTCGATGGCCTGAAAGCTTATGGCGCGGCCCTCAACCGTTATATGCGCCAAGGTGGCCATATTGGCCTCGAAGAGCAGAAGGCGCTTTCGGTCGGCTCCAACCCGGATGGCGGTTACCTTGTGCGTCCGGACACCTCCGGCCGCATCGTGCAGCTGGTCTATGAAACCTCCCCGATGCGCCAAGTCGCCAATGTCGTGACCATCGGCACCGATGCACTTGAAGGTGCCTACGACAATGACGAGGCAAGCGCCGGCTGGGTGGGTGAGACGCAGGCCCGCAACGAGACCAGTACGCCGCAGCTGGGCGAGTGGCGCATTCCCGTGCATGAGCTGTACGCGGAGCCGCGCGTAACGCAGAAAATTCTCGACGATGCCATGTTTAACGTCGAGGATTGGCTGGCGGGCAAGGTGTCCGAAAAGCTCTCGCGCACCGAGAACGC